GCTGACGCAGGATGGGCTATTAACATTTTTATTTTACCTGCATTCCAATCATCTTCATGTTTTGCAGTTTTTAATTGAACAGCTTTAGGAAAGTATTTTTTTATTCTTAATAAATCTGATTGATAATGATAAGCTACTAAAATATTTTCTCCAGGGTTTTCTTCAACTATTTCTTTTAAATCTTTTAGTTTTTCATCATGTATTATATGAATATTTTTATCTTCATCATAAATAGCTCCATTACACATTTGCAATAATTTATTTTCTAATGCTGAAGCTGAAGCAGCAGTTATTTGAATTTCTTTTTTAAGTTCTTTAATACGATCATTATTTTCTTTAATTTTATTATCATCAAAAGTAGCAGATTTCTTTAAGTTTCTTAATTCTTTATGTAAATCTTCTGAATGTTCTAAATCAATAATAAAATGTTTTTTAAGTTCTTTATATTGTTCTTTTGCTTTATCTGGTAAATCTATAAGACGAGTTAAAGGTATTACTTCAGGTAATTGTAAATAATCTTTTGATTCCATACTCATACAAATATCACTGATTAATTTATCAATTTCTTCTTTTGCCCCTGGTTTTAATTCATAGTTAAAACCTGTATAATCTTTATTAAAAAATCTATTTCTATATAAGGTAATATTTTTACCTAATCTTTCACCTTGATCAATTAAAAACATTTGGGACCATAAATCTATATAACCATTAGGCGAAGGAGTTCCGGTTAAAAGTATTACATTCTTTAAATGTTTTAGAATTTTCTTTAAGCTTTTAAATCTTTTTGAAGCATAATTTTTAAAACCTGTTGACTCATCGCATATCAAACTATCCCACTTCCATTCAATACCGCTTTTTTCAATTAGCCATTGGACATTTTCAATATTTATTACATGAATATCAGCATCAGAATTTAAAGCAGATAAACGCTCTAAAGGTGTTCCAGTACATATTTTTATATTTAAATGCTTCAGATGTTCCCAGTTTAAAGCCTCTTTATGCCAAACATTATTTGCTACTTTTAAAGGGGCAATGATTAAAGTTTTATCTAAAAATAGATCATCATATAAAAATGAAATAGCAGTAAGAGAAGTTGCAGTTTTGCCCATTCCCATATCAAGAAATAAAGCGCATTTCTTTTTTTCTTTAATAAATTCTAAAGCTGTTTTTTGATAATTATGTAGATTTTCTTTTTTAAGCATTTCTTATATTTAAATAATATTCAGCATCGCTTTTGTATTTAAATTTTAATGGTATGCATGGTCTTATACCATCTAACGCATAAGTCCACCAAATAAATAAAAATCTTTTTTGAATTATATAATAAGGGCGGTAACCGTCCAATTGTTTAATTATTCTATACATGTTATTCCATATTATTAAAAAGCACTATTCCTTCACCTACATCATCAATTACATAAGTAGGAATACATTGATCTTGTAATTTTTTTATAGTTTTCTGTTGTAGTTTAGTCGGTTTTTTACCTTCAGTCTTAAATTCAATAATAATAGTTTTACCATTTCTAAAAAAAATTCTATCAGGGACAGAACGATTACCGGGACTAACCCACTTATAAGCTAACCACCCTAAATATTTAGCATGGTTACAAACTTTCTTTTCAATTTCTGATTCTCTCATTGTTTTTAAGAAATAAATTAGTTAAATAAATTTTTAGCCTGGGCATTAAATGTTTGTATTAACTCAATTTTTTTATTTTGATTCTTTTCTTTGTGAATCATTTCTCTTAAATTATCCAAACATTTTATAGCTGAATCCATTCTTTTTTTAAAACATTTATCACAATAATTTCTTTTATATTTAACATTAGGTGCAGGTTTAATTTTACAATCTACACATTCAGTATTTAATATTTTTTTAAGTTCTTTATAGTCCATTATTTCTTTTTCCAATGATAGACGATCACGCCGTCAATTGTTATTTTTTGAACCTTATTAAATTTTTCTTCAATAATTTTATCCAAATTAAATTTAATTCCTGTTTCAAGTTCAATAGGTGAATAAGTTAAAAATATATCAGTAATATAATTTTTATTAATTGCTTCTAAGGCTAAAGTTTGACCACCTAATAAATTTGCTTTTTTATTTAAAACAAAAGCCATATCCAAAGTTAAACTTTTACGGCTTAATTTTATTATTTTTCTACCTGGTAAAATATCAGGCATAAATTCACCACTCTTTTTAGAAATATAATTGATTCCACCATTTGTAGCAGATAAAAGACGAAATACATTTTTATCAGCTTTTAACCAGCTCATATCGTCATTTTCTGACTTTGCTATAAAATTATTTTTACTTAGCCCTAAAATTAGTTGCATATTATACCTCAGAAATGATTATTTTTGATTCTTTTATAAGATCATAAGCCAACTGCTGAGAATCGGCCCAGGAGCCTCCTGTGCGGCTTTTAACAACAATTCGCTTAAAATGGCTTTGAATTATAGCTTTTGAACACTCAATACAAGGAAATTTTGTGCAATATAGCGTCCAACCTGTCAAATTAGCCTTAGTATTTAAAATCGCATTGATTTCAGCATGAACCATTAATTGATTTTTATTTTCAGAAGTTAATCTTTGATCATCTTTTATTCTGCGAGGGAAACCATTATATCCATAAGAAACTTGAGTTCTATCTGGAGAAATTAATACACAACCAACCTTTGTTTTATCTTTGGACCAAGTAGCAACTGTTTCTGCTAATTGAAAAAATCTTTCGTCCCATTTATTTTGCATAACTATTTTAAGAAAAAGTTTTTATTTGTTCAATTAATTCTTCAACTAAATCATGAGTTAATAAATTTACTTGATCTGTTTCTTTATCTGAAAAAGTAGTTTCTGAATCAAATACTTTGTCTATAGTATTTTCAACAATTTCTAAGGACAATTCTTGAAGAGAAGCTTTAAGAGCTTGTTTGATTTGATTTTTAATTTCATTTTTCATAATTTTATCATTTTAAAGTTTTTATTTGTCTAACTGACTTTTATATTATAGATCCTCAAATCTTTAATGTAAACAATTATTTTACATATTTTAAAATATATTTTACTTATTCGATTACTTCAGGTTTAGGATTCCAAAAGTTTTCAACCTTTTCTTCTTTATAAACTTTAACAAAAACATTAGGATAAGCCTGAACTTGACTATAAATTGCTTGTTTAAATTGAATATTAATATCTTTCCATTCTGTTTGATCACCTCTTAAATTTTCTTCAACAGCTTTAAAATGTGGTTGATAAATATGAGCGTGAGATAACATAAAAGAAATATTACCTTTACAAATATTTAAGCTTTTTGCAATCAAATCTAAAGTCAAGCTGTAAGCTAAAACATCATAAGGAAGCCCTACATAAACATCTGATGATCTTATCATTACCGACATATTAAGCTTATTATCAATAATGTTTAATGTAAAACCAAGGGGGCAAGGAATATTTTTAGGTTGATTAGGTTCACCTAACCCATCTGATGATGGATCCCAGTTTGAAATATAAACTTGACGAGTTGTTTGATCATCTTTTAAAGCTTGAATGGCTAAATTTATTTGATCACGATTAAAATTTTTATGCCAACGGTAACCATAAGCAGATTTTAATTCACCTTCTTCAATAAATTTACTCCATAATTTCGGTGCATATTTAAGAATAAAGCTTGGATCTTTAGTTCCTAAAGTTTGCCAGGCTACCTCCGCAGCTGCAATATATGGCCAAATGGTTCTATTTCCGGCAATCGGTAAAATATTATCACTAAGATCTAAAGTAAAAAATATAGGTTCTTTAAAGTTCGCCATTTTTTAATTTTTGTTTAAATATTTTAACAGCTTTCTTACTTACTTGGCCGGATAAATCAACCTCTTTTCCGAATTTACCCTGAAAAGCATTAATCAACATTAAAACTTCTTTTTGTAAATCTTTATCTGAAATTTCTTCTTCATTTTCATCATAAGATTCTTCAATTATTAAAATATTTCCTTTAGACTTAGGTAATTCACATTTACATTTTCCTAAATCTTTATGTTTAGATTTAGGCGGTTCAGGAAATTTAAATTCAAACTCTTTTAAAATATCAATTAGAGGTGATTTAGTTAAAACTCTATGATCAGCTTTAACTCTATCAAATCCATACATAAAAGCATCAGCTACATCATTATTTTTCAAAGCTTCATTTTTTAAAGCTTGTTTTTCAATTAAAAAATCTTCAAGAAGTTTTGCATAACCTATAATATCATGAATATTATCTATATAATCAGGATCACCGCAAACAGCTCTTGAAATTTTGTGGAAAATCATATGAAAAGCTTCTAAATGTTGTTTACTCAATTTTGAATAACTAGGAGCATTTTCAATAACTTTAATTAGCTCTTGAGTTATATCAGCATTATCTTCAAACTCACCATAAATTGAGCCTCTATTTTTTAATGTATCGTTTATTTTATTTGTCATTTTCAATTTTATTTAAAATTTCTTTTAAGCCAGTAAAATACGATTCATTAATTGAATCGATTTCATGCCTTAAATTATTCGGAGGTAATTTAGTTAATAATATTAACATATTTTGAGTATGATTTTCTAATTCTTTATTTATCATACTTATAAGTTTATTTGTTGCTTTTTTATTTGTCATTGTTTTCTTTTTGTTTAGGTTCATCAATATAATCAAACAAAGTCATTTGTTTAGGTTCTTCTTTAACAAGATCAGATAAATCCGGAGCAGTCCAACCTTTAGGCTTAACTAAATCCAGTTGAAACGAACCTCTTTTTTGATTTTGGCCTATTTCTTTTTGACAGTTAGCAACCATAACTCTTTGATAAGCTTCTGTAAAAACTTCGAGCATACCTTGCCTTTCAGCAGTCCCTAAAGCAAAAACAACAAGATCAACTAAAGCATCTAATTCATCTTCTTTTGAAGTAGCTTCTTTATATTTGTCAAGCTCTTCTTGCATTGCACAAATTCTAAATTTCTTTTCTTCATCAGAAAATTTAGCAATTGCTCTTCCTAAACTTTTTAATTGTAATATTTTATCTTTCATTTTTACCTCTTAATTTAATTTGATTATTATAAAATCTATCCATATCTTGACCTGCAAATTTTAAGGCTAAATATAAACTTCTAAGAATCATTATAACAAAATTAAAAGGTAAAATTGCAGTAATAACTCTATTTTTTATAAAATCATAATAGCAAAACCCATGATACCAAGGGATTATATTTTCCGGGTGATTATTTTTTATAAATATTTCTTTAATTTTTTTCATAGTTTATTCCTAGATTAGTTAATATTTCAAAACTTTCCTTTATATATCTATCATAATCAATATCATCAGGAAATTCATTTAATTCCATAATAGGCCTAGAGCTTTCTGATTTAGGTACTTTTGGAATTGTAGTTTTAAAAACTAAATCATCTTTATACTTTTCAGATTCTTTTAATTCTTTTTTAGCAATTTTTAATATAGGATCACCTTTTTCTAAGTTATATTTTTCTTTCAAAGCATTCCTAGTAGCTTTTAAATCTAAATCAGTTTTAGATTTATAATAAATCGTACTTCCTTTAGTTGAATAAATCCATCTTACAACTCGGCCTAAATATCTATCTCTATAAGTTGCTCCTCCGTTTACAGTTCTTACTAATAAAAATTGAGTTATATCTTTACATTCTTTTACAGTTTTTTCTATAGGGGTTTTATTAGTAATATATTCTATAGCAGCATTTACACAAATAGCCCCACCTGGATTTTTACTTAACTCATCTACAACAAAAATTCCTTTTCTTTTTATTCCATATTCAGTAATAGCAAAATAATTATTAACATCTCTTGAAAATAATCCTTTATACATACTTTCTTCTAAAATAAATCCGGTTATAAGTTCCCAGTCAAAACAAACTATTGAATAAAGTTGATATTGATGTTTTTTAAGCAAACAAACAAATCCATCAGTATTAACTGACACAACCGAAATTCCTTTGCTTTCTAGTTTCTCTATAAGCATTAATAAAGACAATTGGCCGGTTAAAGTTACAGTAACTAATAAATCTGGTGAATAAATAACTGAAAAATTGCTTCCTAATTTCCCATACGTTCCATTTAAAACAATTTTTAAAGCTTGATTAACAACATCATTTTTTTCTTTCTTAGCTTTTAATCTAGTTTCCATTATATCTTTATAAACACTTAAGAAATTAGGCCCTAAATGGTTAGGGTATAAATTATTATTAATAATGATAGCAGGGTAATATGAAGCTACATCTTTATCTATTAATAACTCATCTTCTTTAGGAATTATTGATTGTGAGCTTTCGGTTGAATGTAAACCTCCAATACCAATTTGATATGTAGAAATTCCTAATTTTATTTCAGCTTTTTTTAATACTGATGGTAAAACCACGGAGCCTTTAGCATCTAATTTAAAATCATGATTTTTTATTATTTCTAAAACATCTTGAAGTTGTTTAGTTTCAAACTTTATAAAGTCAGGAATAACAGGCCTAAAAGTAGTATTACCAGGTAATTTAGGAGCTTTTAAACTTCTATTTGTTGTTTTAGATAATTCATGCTTTATTAGTGCTTCTGCTATTTGAGCATCTGATTTGCTTCTTAAATCTTGATCATATTGTTTTGACATATCAACCCTTAAATCTATTCTATTTTTAATAGAGTTATAAAGATCAATTGTAGTATCTAAATCATTTATACAATAAAGTTTTATACCTTCCATTTCATGTTCTGTAAGAATAGAATTAGGTTCTATAGGAAGATCTTGGAGCCTTTTAGAGTGCATTCTACCACCATAAAGCTTTAAACTAACTTTAACTCCGGGTGCAGGTTCTTGAATATCAAAATGATCTATTTTACTTTTATCCCATTCTAAACCAAACTTTTGCATAGTTTGCCAACCATGACTATTACTGTTTATTATGAAAGATGATAATTGATGAATTTGTTTTGCGGATTTGCCTTTTAAAGCACATAATATGACAGGGATGTCATAGTTTAGGCTATTGAAACCAAAAGTAATTCGCTTTTGCATAATAGTATTAAGCTTTCTACGGGATCCGTCGTCCAGTACATTATTTTCGCCTTTTATTTCTATTGTAATTATTTTACCTAAATCTAAGCTTTTAAAAGCTACTAGAAAATAGTTAGGATAAACCTCACAATCTAATACTACTAAATTTTCCATTATATTCGTTTTATGATTTTATATCAGCATAAATTAACAAAGTCAGGCCTGATCTGACGTCTCTTAATTTATTATGTGTCTTAACTGTCACTAGATGATTTGCTAATTTATGCTTAAAAGTGCCGCCATAAATAATTTGGAACGTTTAACTATAAATGACGACACATTTAAACATAAAAAGAATGCTCGTCTTTCCGAGCTGTCAATTATTTTTTATACCAAGTTATTCACCTTTAAGCTACTACACCGTTTAAAATAATAAACACCGCCATTCTTTATTGATAATTTATAGATCAATATCATCAAATTCATCAGTAACATCTACAGGGCCAGTTCCAAAAGGTTCACCATCTTCAGAAAATTGAACTCCATATAAGTTAGATAAAATAAATTTACCATATTGCTTATCGTAATAATAAAAATCTATAATTACATTTACATAGCAACCTGCATAGATTTTTTCATCACTTTCAGCTAATGGAGATTTATCTCTATCAATAATAGTAGGACGTTTAGAATTACCTACTTTAATTAACCAAGAATTTTCAAAATCTGCTGATTCTTCTTTAACACAAAATTTGTCTTCTTTGAAGTCAATTCTTTTTGTCTTAGTTTCTTTATAGATAGTTTCAATTTGTTCGTCAATAAGCTTTTTAGCAGCGACATGCTTAGGATTAGATTTATCTAAAACTAATGTTGCTGTGTATTTCTTATTTTCTTTACCTTCATAAAATCCTTTTTGAAAAAGATTTGGATAAGATAATCTTACATTTTCGATTTTAATTTTTTTAGACATTTTATTTAAATTTTAAGTTAATAATTATATTGGCAAAAAGTAATTGCTCAAATCGCCACACTTGAACAATATTTATTATAAATATATAGATTTTAAATGTAAATTAAAATTTAATATTTATAAAATAAATTTCTATTTATATCTATTAGTTTTTAAAGTTATATCTCTAAATAAAGATAAAGGGCAAACATGTATTATTCCATCTATACCTTGAACTCTAATATCGCTATCATTTTTATTTTCACCTATTATTTCAACAGGATAAAATTCTAAATTATAATAACTATCTTGAGTCATAAGATACCAGATTTCACCCTTAATAAATTCTCTTTCTTTTTGAATTATATTAGTCATTTTTAATATCCTCAAATTGATCAATAACACATTGAACAGCTTCTCTTTTATCTTTTTCAGGAGCCATTTCAATACCGCCTTCAGGTTTGTAAGTAAGTT